CCTGCCTCAGATTCACTGATGGTCGTACGTGTTGCCGCCACTGAAGTAGCACCTATCCACCTCCACTGTACATGATCGCTAATCAAGATCTTGTTTGCAGAAAAAGTCAGCGACATCTCATCAATCAGTAGCGTAGTGACTGGTGTATAGGAACTGCTTGTATCAATCAGATTCGTCATACGGATTGCTGTTTTATTGACCGCTGTCGACACCGTGTGAACCTCATCATTCCCAGTTGTACTAGTGTAAATGTCGAGGTAGTCATAGTTCGTGTATTCATCCGCGAGCGTGATCTCTGCATTGGTGTTCTTGACACCTGTTGTGTTTGCATACAGCACCACGCTCCCGTACTCCGTATTCAGATTACTCGCCAGTTCGCTGATGGTAGACCTTGCCACGAGGTCTGTGCTACCTGCGTGACCATCTTCATAACATTCATAAATAGCATCATGTATCGCCTGTCTGACATCTTTGCCATACGCTGATTTCATGATCTTTTCCAGATTTGTTTCTATTGCCATATTATCCTCCAACCAAGGCGCTGATGCCTTTATCTTTGCTGATTCCGAGTGTGATCTTGCTGTTCGCCGGATTGATCGACAATTCGATCTTGGTCACGTACATCACCACATCCACACCGTGCGGCTCTGATACCACTCTAACCCCGTCATACAGCTTCAATGGCTCGGTGGTACCTGTGCCGTCTGACTGCGTGAGATATGCCATGTCCACGAAATTAACCGTCAGTGATTCCAGATTCAGCGGATTGGCTCGGATGGTGTTGATCAATCCCCATACCGCATCATGAAGCCCTACATGATGATTGATCGTGGAGAAGTCCACCCTGCGCTCGATCCATCCATACTGGCTGACTAGGTTGCCGATCTCGATACATTCGCTTGGTGCTCCGTCATCAATCAGCGTCAGCCTATGTTCGTCGGGATTCGTCTCATACTCGTCTGTGTAGTACAGATTCGAATAGTCGAGGAAGCTCACACCATTCTCAGTCTCATACTGTGTATTTCTATAAAAACCTACTCTGATCGAGTATCTGTCAGATGAGCCCCATCCCGATACAGGATCAGGTATAGGGATTTCCACTTTCTGGTACTGCTTGGTCTGTGTCGTCGAGTAGGTCTCGCCGCCGTAGTTCGACTTGACCACATAGACATTTCCTGTCTGGTTATGCTCGATGATATACAGGCAGGAATTGCCATACATGAAGCCGGAATAAAAATACTTCCGACCCTTTACCACCTCAAACGGATTAGATACATACAGATACTGGTTAGTGGTGGTCACCTCTTGACCATCTGTATTGAACCGCTTATGGTCAGCCAACTGGCTAACGCTGTTGATCAGCGGTGTGGCTGTCTGTTCTTCCTTCGGCGTGTTGTCTTTCACCGCCCCGTATGGTCTCAGCACGGTGTATACGCCTTCCGTGTCGTATGAACGAACATAGTCGAGCAGATTCTCACCGAAGTTAGCGGTCTGCCGATATGTGCCGCTCTGGTTCCATCCCCACAGATCGGCATACCAGTACAGTTCCGGCTCTGTGGTTCCCATCTCGATGCTAAAGTGTCCGCCGTACGTCTTCTGGATGTCTTGAAGACGCTGTAGACATGTTTTCGATGTGTCCTTCGGCTGTGCCGGAGCCCATCCATAATCGAATCCCTGTGTCTGCGGTGACCAATCCGCTTCATCTGGGATATTTACAGTAAGCGAACCATATCCGATGGTATATGGTGCGCCGATATGTGCTCTGTATCCGCTCAGTATGCCGCGCACTTTCGTTCCGGCTACGTCATAGCCTGAATACACTTCCTGCCGATCCAGACCCTCATAAAGGGCATCTGCGAGCCATGCCATAGCACCCTCGCAGAATACCTGCGCACGGTTCCAGAAATCCAACTTCACCGATACTGCGCGACCGATCCAGACGACCTTGCTATTGGCGTATACCTTCACTACTGGACGTGCGGCGATGGATGCCGGAAGGAACTGCGCATAGTTCACATTGGAAGGCGGTACCACCAGATTCAGCGACCCCGCCTTGTTATCTTCAATCACCAACTTATAATCGACGATCTGCAGGCTGATGTCGTCAGCCTGCGTGTCGTCATAGAAGGTCGATGTACCGATAGTCATCCGATACATCAGAGCACCCCTGCACGGAAGATGATTGAATACGTCCCGTAGCCTGTGATCTGTAACCGCTCGGAGAAGCGGTCGAACCTAAGCGTACCACTAGTGCTCTGATCCGTGCCGTTAGTGTACACGCTCTCCGTCCACTGTCCCGTCTGCGAGTTGTACACCCTAAAAGTGATCGGAGTAGCCGCTCCAGATATGACCACCTGCGGTGTTACTGTCTTAGAGCCGACCCATGCTCCAATGTCGGTTAGCGTGATGCCGCCGTCTGCGATGCCGCGGACCGTAGCATTGACTATAGTTCCATGTGGAATCACGCCAGTCTCCAGATTGAAGGTGTCCCACAACCATTCGTCATCGGTCTGTGATACAGCATATTTATACGGCTCAACATCATATTTGATTGTGATGTCAGCATTCTGCCCAGATTCCCTGAACGTCACGCCTGTGACTTCGTAGTATCCGTTGAAGTAGTATGCCGGCTCTTCGTCGAGGATCATCTGCATGTAGATGCCGTGCAGGTGCCGCGCGATCTCGTTCACACGGTTCTGGACTGTCATGCTGCTCTTATTCACCATCGTAAACTTCAGCGCCCCGGTACGGTTCTTATATACGGGATATCCGACCAGCGCGTTCAGCAGGTCCACCTGTCCGTTGGCTGCGGGTATGTCGATGATGTTTTTCTTGATTGCCGGCGGAGCGATGATCGGGCGGTCCACAGGGACCATCTGCCAATCATCCCATGTATTTTTGCCTCCGAAGTTTACAGAAGCCACTTTTCTTGCAAAGTCACTAGACATACTACAGCCCCTTCCGCGCTCTGACAGTGCGTGTGCCGAGCGTCAGATCCATGTCATCAGCGATGCCGCCGACCACAGACCCGGTATCAAGTACCACCTGCATGCCGAGCATCGCATCTTTCAGGGATCTCAGCTCCTCGATCATGCTGCCCGCTTCGCTGCCGCTGTAATCAGGCGCACTGTTGAAGCTCATGTCGAATGATCCGGCGGTCAGCCGGGACATCTCACCCATCGCGTCCGTTACTGCGTCCTCGTTCGCCGTGATACCGACCGCGATGCCTTCCGGGATATACCGGCCGATCGTGTCGCGCATCAGCTTCGAAGGCGACGCGATCCCGAAAAAATCCTTCAGACCTTCCCATGCACCCTTAGCGAGTTCCTGCAGAGTGCTCGCGATGATATTCCCTAAAGATTTGATACCCTCAACGACTCCGTTGATGATCTGGACGCCAAGATCCAGCCAGTCGACCTCAAGCACAGCGTCTATCGCCTGCTTTGCCATGTCTGCCATTGTCTTAAGCACATCCGGCACAGCCTCGATGATACCGTTGATGATCTCGCCGACCAGCTCGACGCCCTTCTGCAGGAACTCCGGCAGCTTGTCAGCAATGGTAGTGATCAGCTCGGTCACCAGTTCGACCACCTTCCCAACGATGTCTGGCAGCTTCTCCCAGATGCCTCGCATGAGTTCGAGAGTGATCTCCCAACCTTTAGACAGGAACTCCGGAAGGTTATCCATAAGCAATCCGATCAGAGCTGTAACCACTGACATCAGGCCATCCAGAATATCCGGCACCTTGTCAAGAATGCCGGTGATCATGTTTCTGATAAACTCGCCGCCCTTCTCAAGAAACTCCGGCATGGATGCCTGCAGATCTCCGGACATGCCCGTGATCATGGATGAGATACTGTTCAGCACTTCCGGGATCTTCCCCAGAATGCCGTCATTCAGTGTAGTAAGCACTGTATTGCCGAGCCCGATCCAATCGACCGAAGAGATCGCTGTCACTGCCTGTGTGGTCAGATTCGACAGCGACTGGAGTACCAGAGGCACGCCCGTAGTGATCGCCGTTACCAGTGCCTGCGGCAGTGCTGTGATGATATTTCCCACCATCGGGATCAGATTGCCGAACACAAACGTGCTGGTAGACTCGATCAGCGCGCCCATCGATTCCTGGATGCCGTCACCAAGCGAGAGCGATGCGAGGAAATTCTCAGCAGACGCCTGCATGGCTCCGAACGACCCCGTGAATGTAGTCTGCGCTTCCTGAGCCGCTACGTTTGCAACGCCCAGATTCTCCTGTATCGCACCAATAGCCGCGTAAACATCGCCCAGATTGTCGATATTGTACTCGACGCCCGTCAGCTCCTGAGCGTCTGCCAGAAGCCTTTCCATCTCGCCCCTGGTGCCGCCGTAGCCGAGCTTCAGATTGTCGAGCATTGTGTAGTTTTGCTTCGCGAAGCCCTGATATGCAGCCTGGACAGACGTGATGTCGGTGCCGAATTTCGCGGAGTTGTCCGCCATCGCCATGATGGCATTGTTTGCCGCCTCAGCCGCTGCGGCTGTATCGCCACCGAACGCCTGCTTCAGTGAAGCACCGAAGCTGACAGCCTGCTCTGCGTATGTGTTGGCGGAAATGCCTGCGGAAGCCGCTTCCTTCGCGTACTTCTTCGCCGCATCCGCTGCGTCGCCGTAAAGCGTCTCGATGCCGCCGAAACTCTGCTGCAGATTCCCGCCTGCATTGAGTGAGGCGCTGAGCAGTTTACCGATGCCTGCAGCTGCGATCGCGCCCTTGGCTACTGATACCAGATTCGACGCGAACGACTTGCCTGATTCAGTTCCCGCATTGGCAGCCTCGCCGCCAAGCAGGTTGGTAATAGATCCGGAGATGCCATCAGCTGACGGCACGATCTGAACATAAGCTTTTCCAAGTGTCGCCATAGTTTACCTCCCGCCGATCGCTGCAGCGTATGCCCGATCGAACTCGCTGCCGGAGTCGAAAGCCATGATCTCTGGCTCTTCATCTTCCTTGGTGAGGCGATCATACAGACGCACAGGTCGGTTGATATTCTTATGCCCATCAGCGGTCTGCATCCATGCCAGTTCTGTTAACCTGTCATAGATGGCCGCGAGAAGCGTTATGTCGTCCGGGATCTTTGCCCCGGTCATTTTCATCTTTACTCTGGAATTTGCCCTTAAACCGGAAACGAGAGCCGCCAGTAACTTGACCGGCAGCTCCCGATAGTTGAATACATGATAAGTCTCTGCCAGATCGCAGATCATCTCATCTTCGTATTTCCCGATCACTCCGGCAAGGGCGACGAGTTTTTTGTTTCACCGTCGAAACGCAGTACCTCGAAGACCACCTTCATGCAGCGATCGATACTGACCTGACCCTTCTCGTCAGCACAGAAGGCATACAAATCTGTCTTCTGCTGCTTGTCGAAAAGCAGGCTGATCAGCTTCGATACGCCGCCGAGGTTGCCTTCTTCAGCCTCGACCATAGCGTCGATGACGCGCATGTCATTGACTCTGGTCTCATCCAGTTCGAAGTTGAAACCACTCTCAGTCGTGCCCTTGATCATCAGCTGTTCGCTTTCCAGTACTCGTAATGCGTGTTACCGGATGCATCGGCGGTGCAGCCAAGGGTAACATCATATCCGACCACTTCATTGGACTTGTAGACGATGTCGCCGATCTCTGTCGGTTTTGCCGACGGGATCACGACTCTGTGTGCTACGTTGCCGCGTGCGAGCATCTCGATGACATACGCATAGTCGTTGAGTTCCTGCGCGTTCGCTGTGACTGTCATGCCGTTCGTCCCGGAGATGGTTCCGGTAACGTTGGAATCACCATAGACCATCTTCTGAACTTCAGCATTCTCGGCGCTGATGAATTTGAGCTTGAATGTGTCGTCCTTACTCGTCTGGATCCTCAGAACCGGAGTGCCACCCCAGTCATTGATTGTTTCGGCTTCCGGTGTATTGGAATTTGTGACGCCGTCCTCGGAAATGTATCCCATGTCGATGAATGCAACATTGAGTGCTGTAATTGCATCTGTAGGGAGTGCTGTGCCGATCGGCGCTCTGTAGACATGACCGCCGACCTTAGGCTTGCCGGCGGTAACTTCTGCTGTATTAGGCATTATTCATCCTCCTGATAATGTGTGATATCAAAAACAGCCTGATATCGAGGCTGTTTCGTTGATACTTTGGTAAAAGCGTAGTCGCTGTTCAGCTGTGAGTCCGACACGCTGTCGAGCTCGACGATGTGTTCCATCTGCTCCTTGACTTCCTCGTTCAGGCTCGCCGCTGCGTAGAGCGTCGGCGCGTATGACTGGACCGCAATCACTGCGCTGCAGATCCTGTCTTCTTTGCCGGATCCTGTTTTCTCGATGACCACGAAGCTGTTCGCTTCATCAGGTCTCCTATTCACAGGCTCCTGCATGTATACGGGTACAGACAGATGTTCTGCCAGATAATCAAGTACGATCTTCTCAATCATTCCTTGCACCTCAGCGCCTTAAGCAGCGTATTGTTCTCGGTATTGTCCTTGAAGCCGGATTTGTCTCGGCAGTAGACCCTGCCGACGGCTCTGTGTCCTGTCTGCACGTTCATGCCGTAGCCTGCGGACTGCCCTCCTGCGTTGGCGAGGACCTGATCAGAGAACTCACGGATCACTCCCGCCATCTCAGCGGACTGGAGCAGCTCGCGGACCCCCTCTCTGTTGAGTTCAAAACCACGCTTACTCATACCGTTCGCACTTCACTTTCTTGTGCCACCGGAGCGGTATGTTGGCTTCGATGCCCTGCTCCGGAATTCCGAAGGTCTTGAATTTGTGCCCGAAGAACTCAACGATCTGGTCCTCCCAGTCGTGCGTATCGCCTTTTGGGATCCCGAGCGTGAACTCGATCATCCGGCCACTCAGATTAAGCTCGTCCGCGCGTTCCTGCGCCGTCGGCTGTGCGACAAGTACATCGTCCACCTCTTCGATCCGATACGCGTACACGGGCTGATTGAAGGCGTCTGTGCTGATCTGTCTCTTCGTCAGCAGGTTGATCGTCATTCCGTGGATCATGACTCCTCCGGGAAGCTCTCAATCGGGCTCCGCGAACCTATAGCGTTGCTGAGCCCGAGAAGCTTTCTGTCAGTTTTGTCCAGATAGAGCTGGCCGACAGACCCGGAACCGATCGTCCATGACTGCGAGTATCCGAGCGCGCTTACAGATCCCTGTGTTGCGCCTGTAGGCACTCCGCTGTCTGTGCCGTCGCCCAGCGCCCTGATCACCATCCGGCATGAGACCGCCAGCTTCACAACGTCGGTGGCTTTGGTCGATGTGCTGTCGATCAGTACTGCTGCATCGTCAAGAAGCGCGTTGCACACAGTCGTCTCGGCATCAGACATCTGCCTCAGCATCCTTTTCTGAACGTCTGAATAGGTTGCGTATGCCATAGATTACCCCTTTTTCGTAGTTCTCTTCCGCTTGGCTGGTGGCCGTTTCACCGGCTCTTCAGGCTCCGGCTTGACAGGAGGAAAGGCGAGCTTGTGGCCCGCCTTTAAGTACTCGTCAAGACGCGATTCATGCACCCACATCGGTGAGCCGGTGATCACATTGATCAACCTGATCATGCTGTAGGTGTAGCACCGGACAGGAGGTTGAAGCAATTTGTATCAGCTCTGAATCCGATCTCGATTTCAGCACGGACTGCGAACATGTTGTGTTCCCAGAGATTGACCTGCGTGCTGTTGATCGTGAGGGTTGCCTGATCTGCGATACTGATCTGTACGCCTTCAACAGTTCCATACATAGCCTGTGTCCAGTCGCCTGCTACACCGACCATTGCCGGCGTGCCTGGTGCTGTGCCGACGCCTGCTGCGCCTGCCTTGTAAATTCCCTTACCTTCAACGACCTGAGCGCCGAGAAGACGAGGAACCGCACCGTCTGCAGCTGCGTTGACAAACAGCGGACGTCCTGTCGAATCGACTGCGCCAAGCAGTGCGCCGATGCCTGCAGGAGAGACTGCGAAGCCGTTCAGGCTGCCGTTGTGAGCTGCGATGTCTGTATATGCAGCTGTCAGACCATTGTACGCTGTCCAGTTCATGACACCGCTGCTGTCGGGCATAATGGACTGCGTTGTGCAGTTTGCGAATGTGTCGAAGTTTTCGCCCGGTGCATCGCCGTTGCCCATGACTGTTGCGTCGAACTTCTGAGCCAGTGCCAGCGGCAGCCTCTGTACGAGCGCATCGTAGAGAGCAGCTGCGTCACGTCTGAACTCATCGGAGAACGGGACGATGACTGCGAGCTTGTAAGCCTGCATCAGCTTTGTGCTGAGCCCCGGATTGGATACCGGCTTTGCAGCTGTTTCGGATACCCATCCAGCCTCGGGGTCACCTGTAATTACAGGAATCTGTACGCCGCGGCCGGGAAGAGCGATCTGACGTGCAAGAGTCATGATTGCAGATGCGCTCTGTGTCTTCTGGATGATCTCTGCAGAGATGTCTGCAGGAAGAGTGATATTTGTTCTGTTGGTTGCGATTCCACTCATGATGAACTCCTTTTCTTAACCAAAATATTCTTTTGCCCAATCTGCGAACTGGTCGCGAGTTGTGGCTTTGGGTGTGCCGTGAGGTTCTCCGCCGTCAGGCAGCGTCGGATAACTCGGCGCCGCAAAGGCGAGGATCTCGTCTGCCTGCTTCGCACAGGCCTCCTCAGTTTCCCCGGTCAGCAGATTCACCGGGATCTTCTTCTCGCTGGCGACCTTCTCCCTTGTCAGGCGGATGGTCTCAGCGGCTTTCATTCCGTTCAGTTCAGACTTGAGATTCTCAATCTGCAGTTTTGCCTTCTCCATCTCTTTGCTGCTCTGTTCGGTGAGCTGCTGCCGAAGCGTCTCAACATCGCCTTTGGCTGCATTGATGTCTGCTCCATTGATGCCCATCAGCTTGTCGATCTGTTCTTTTGTGGCTTCGGGGAATAGCTCTGTGATGTCTGTGCGTTTCATTCAGTTGTCCTTTCTCACTACGCTTTTTACGAGGTCGCCTCTCGTGTGTTTGCTGCTTTACGCCCAGCCGGCGATATCAACGGCTGTTACGCCGTTTGATAGCTTGTGCCAGTTCTTCGATCAGATACTGGTCTTCAAAGTATTCAGCCCTCGCGATATAGTCGCGGTAGTTGATCGATGACCCTCCGACCAGATAGTCGACATGGTCAACTATGTTCGGTTTCATATTCTCAGCCGTTTCCGTGCTGTATCTGCTGGCCATAAACTCATGGAAGAACGTGTCGTCGCCCTTGTTGAGCTTCCACAGGATTGGTAACTCAGGACAGGTGCTTTCCGTTTCCCATTTCAAAGAAAAAACCCAATCAGCACACTCTCTAGCCCACTGATCGGGTATTCGTACGCATTGGAAACTGTTCCATGCGTCGGGTACATATACATCACCGTATGCGCTTAAACGGTCGTTGAAGTTCCGGCAGCAGAAGCCGAACACCACTCCGTCATCGTGTTCTTCACACTGCTCTACAAAGTCATGGCAGATGATGACATCATCCTGCAGGTGCCATGTACCTCCGTTTCCGGATCTTGCAGCGAAGCTCTCCATGCACGCCCTGAGGTTGCCCTTCTTCTCGATGTCATTCCAGATCTCGATATTCTCTGCGCCCTGCGCTTTGAGACTCGGAACGAGAAACTCCTCTACATACCACAGCCGCTTCGGATATGTATGTATCAGAAACTTCATTCCTCATTCTCCAGTTTCCGCGCAGCATACGCATCGCGCTTCTGCTCGTTGATCTCATCCTTGTTTTCCGCATAGATCTGTCTGCGGATCGAGTTTATCTTGTCCGACGATGACCTTCCGTCAGCTCCGTCATAGATCTGTTTGTATCTGTCCGGGTCATAGATCCGGCTGTACTGCTGCTGGTCCTTCGGCCTGAACGCGATTGCGAATGTGCAGTCGCAGTTCTGATGGATGTGCTCCGCATGATTGCCCTTCAGAACGGCTCTGGAAGCCGGCTGCCACCCTCTCGATGCGAGCGTGATGCAGAATGCACAGGTATCACCCTGCGGTATCCACGCCCATTCAGCGCCGTCTCTGCGTGCGTTCTGGATCATCGTGTCTGCTCCTGCCTGCCTGACCATCCGGCTGATGACACTCGGGATCTGACTCGGTGAATGGTAAACTCCCCAGGTCACGCCCTTTGCCACTTCCTTCAATGTCGCTGTCTCCGCCGGTATCGCATCCGGGACTGCTGCATCCATGATCGTCGCCATCCGGTCGTACATCTGACACGACAGTGCAGCTGCAGCTTCTCCGTATTTCGTGGCGACCGAATACGCATAGTTGATCAGCGCGTTCTGATCTGTCAGACCATTTCTTTCCACCCATGCGGATATCAGATCCGCAGCTTTGGTATCTATTGCCGCAAGCTTTCGGATGTACTTATTCCACGCTGACTGCGTTATCATTACCGAACTCCTCGGTCAGTGTCATCAGCCCCCGCGCTTTCGTCTCCTGGGCTTTGATCCTCCGGATGTCTGCCTGATCGAAGCCAATCATCTCGAGGAATGTGTCTGTTTCCGCAAATGCCGGCCTGCTGGATGCAATCTTGATTGCTGCATCTGCTGTCACCGATACGGACGGCATCGCAGGGTTCTTGAAATGTGCTATAACGGCTCTTTCTTCGTCGCTGAGCTCATCAAGCCTCCTGTTGGTACTGATAGCCAGTGCCATCAGAGCGATCGTCCTGAGCGCATTGCCGTTGCCTGCGTTCAACTGTTCCGCCATTGCCACAAGCGTCTGAGACTGCGCCAGAATCGCGTCTGACGACGTCGGATTCGCATCATTGACAACTCCCGTATCTGTGACTGTCAGCCCTGTGGCTGCGCTGAACTGCGTAGCCAGGAGCCTCAGCATCTGGACATGCGGTTCGATATTTCCCTGCGGCAGCTGACCGAATACAGGGTTAGATCCTGTCTCCGGGTTCGGTGTCGACGCGATGATCGACCCGACATACTGCCGGAACTTGTGGTCGATAACTGCATCATACTGATCGTCTGTCACACCAAGCAGGTACTTCTGCGGAGCTGTAGCAAATTCCAGCCCGATTGATGCGTTTGCAACCGTCCGCACATATCCCTGTATCAGCCTTCTGACAGGTTCCTTGATCCTTGACCTGCCGAACGGTTTGGCGCTCGTCGCATTCCAGATCATTGGTTCCATCAGAGGCCTTCCCATCTTGTGCGGATATCTCTGGAAGCCCCACTGCTGATTCTCACGGGTAAATACCACCACTCTGTCATCGAGATACAGGTTGATCACCGACGGGCTCCACATCACATCCGGCCTATTGTCCGGTGCCGTGTCGATGATCGCCATCCCGTACGCGATCCTGCCCAGGTTGCCGTCCCATCTCGCGGCAGCAGTGCGCGGCGAATGGAACCGGATCTTGCATCCGATGTCCGGATCTGCGCTCAGAGTAGCGAATGCACATCCGTATTTCAGCTCATCTCTGCATGCCTTCATGTATTCGGCGATCAGCTGGTTGTCAGCTGCGATCCTGTCCAGATCTGTGACGTTTTCTCCGTTTAGCCCTACAAAACCATCGAACATGGATCTTGCCGCCAACACGTCAACGCACTTTGCGCCCCATGCGCAGCCAATCTGCAGCCTGTTGAACGAATCCGGCAGTGCGATTGCAAGGTTTACCTCGCTGAGCTTGATGTTGCCGTTGTAGTAACGGTCTTTTTCACTGTTCTTTGACTGATGTGCTTCATAAATGCCAATCAGATCCTGCAGTGCGTTTGCCTCTAACGGCGTGAGCCCGCGGATTGAACCGGGAACAATGCTTAATGTCATAAACTATCCTATCCTCATCTTCTTTCCGGGAACTCTCCGGCTATTCTTAGCGCCCCACAGCGCGAGCGCGCACGCTTCGATCAGGGCGGAGTTCTCTCCGCCGAATCCCCAGCCTCCGTAGATCGGGCGCTTCACCGCATTCACTGCGCTGTCATTCAGCGCATCCTGTGGCTTGTACCATGTCAGCGTGCCCTCGTTGACGCCGCTCGTCAGCAGTGTGCACGCGTTGATCACATCATTGGCTTTTGGCTTCACGACCGAATCTTTGTACTTCCATACGTCCGTGATCCTGTCGATCAGAAGATCCGCTCCGTTCTTGCCGTCAATAACGACACAGGATGCCTGCTCGTATCGCTGGTTCAGCCAGTCCGCCAGCCATCTGGTACCGAATGCCGCCGGCTGCACATCGATCAGTGAGATCCTTGATCTGCCATCCGGAGTGATCACTGCCCCGGCAAGCACTACCGTAGTGCCGTCCGGAGAAAACTTGACGCCGTAGGCTGTCTTCCCTTCCGGCTTTCTTTCCATAGACGCACACTGTGCCCAGGCTTCGTGATCAAGAGCATAATCGATGACCTCTTTCTCGACTACGGATGACCACCACCCCAAGCGCTCGCGTGCGAATGTGTCTGCATCCATCTGATCGAGCTCACCCTCGATCGTTGACAGCTGGATGCGTCTTCCAAGTGCAGGATTGGTCTGTACCCAGCGCAGAGGATCGCTGACGTCACCAATCTCATTGACAGAGAACTCGAACCACGCCGTCTTCTCTGTGTTCCCGTCCAGGGCCTTCTGCCGGATCTTTCGGAAGACAGTGCCCGGAGTATTCGGATCAGGCGGAGTTCCGACATAGATCGTCTGCGGGTTCCTGGATGCCGATATAGCCGGCAGGAAGGAAGCCTGTGCAGATTCGTCGATCTCCTGTGCTTCATCGATCACCAACAGATCTCCGTGCTGTCCGCGCCCGCCGTTGCGTGTCCTCGCAAGGAATTTCACCCTTCCACCGTTCTTCAGGATGATCTGTTCCCTGCCCAGTGCGCTCTTGATGTCCTTTACATGCTTCTTCAGCCTGGGAGTCTCGAAGAAGTCTCGCATCTCCTCGAATGTCTCTGTCGCTGTCTTCTGCAGATGGGCCGTATAGATGACCTGTTCACCAAACAGCAGCATGCCCGCCTCGATCCTGCCCTGAACGAGGAAGGATTTGCCGTTCTGCCTCGGCACCGATCCGCCGCATGTCGGTGCAGCCCACCGGCTGCCGTTCCTGCTTAACCAATCGCCGAGAATGGTCTCCTGCCACGGATCTATCTGGATCTTGCCAAGCTTCAGCACCTTGAGCGCATCGCATAGATCTGTATCAGTTGAACTTGGAGCAATCCTTACGGACGGCTCCTGGTTTCCCATCAGATTCACGCTCTGACAGGATTCTGCCGAGTTCGTCATCAACATCCTCGTATTCCTCTATCTCTGCAATATCGTTCACGGTCTCCCGGTACTGCTTAGCAAGCTGGGCAGTATTCTGTTCTTCCGGGTTATCAAGCTTCTCAGCGAGGATCCGAGCCAGTGCCTTCAGTTGTTCCAGACGTGTGCCTTTGCAGGTCACGGTCTTCAGTTTTTTTCTGCTCATATAGCCTCCTGAGAATTCCTTGTGTGTAAATCGGCGCTGGACGGCGTGTGGTCTCGCCGGGCCGCCCGGGAGGGGTACCTGCCCAGGGGGATGAAAATATCGGTCACCAATCACCGTCACGGATCAGTGGCTTCTGGGCAATCGGACTGATCTCCACCGTATATCCTTCTTTGGCACCTTTGCGAGCATTGCAAATAAAATGTGAAGCTTGAAGATTGTTCCAATCTTCAGCTGCTGCAGCCGCCGAGGCGTACCCGTGCCTTTGCCAGTGCGCTATTGGTTTGATCTCGTCGATCACAAAGGACAGGGGGTGCTTTGAATCGGACGGTTCATCGTAATGAATCGGACCGAGCTTCCCCTTGCAGATGCCGCACTCGCACTGCATCGCCTTGAACCGGGCGCGGTATTTGCGCCGGAGGTTACCGTTCTTATAACGTGGGTTTGCTGCCATAGATGTCTCCTGAGAAGGAGAGATGGGGGAGGGTATTTCGAAAGGAGTAACAATGGGAGGTATAAATGGCCAAGACAATGAACGCCCCTCTCTCCGGCAAATAAAAGGCCGGACAGCTGATCTCACTAGACTGCCCGGCTTTGCTACCTACGCGCATAATAGCACGTTTTGTCAATTGATAAATCAAAACTTTATGTACCGCTTCAGGATCTTGTCCAGATGGTACTGCACCGCCTGAGGCTGGCAGTGCATCCGGAGCGCGATCTCCTCGTAAGTAAGCCGCCTTCCATACCTGTAATCAAGCAGGATCTTCTCGGCGTCCGTCAGCTGGAGAAGCACCAGTCTGCTCTCGATCTGCGCCGCAGCCTTGAGCAGGGGCACACGCTCAGCCTCGAGCCTGTCCTGCTCGGAGAAGATCTCCATCAGCCTGTCGGTGGTGAAGATCCTCGTTCCGCGCTGGTACTTGGCTTCCTCTGTCGACCTGATCTGCGGAGAGCTGACGCCGTAGCCGTCCAGCAGAGAGTCAAGGTCTCTCAGATCGAGCTCGATCTCGCGCAGCCTGCGCTTCACTCTGTACAGATACTCCATGTCCGCGTTGGCGTTTATGATGTCCATGTCAGTCCTCCGCATCTATGCCTCCTATTCTTCGTCATTTGCACTCATAACAACGCTCCCATATTGCGAGGCGTTCTGTATATCCGCTCTTTCGGATAGCCTGTCCTGTACGGATCACACAGTGTATCACCCTGAGCGATAATGCCGTCAATGCCCAGCAAAGAGATCTGCACATAGCTCATATACACGCCTTTCCAGTCCAGATCCTGACCGACCACTCGCAGCTTCTTCTGGTAGTTGATCCCTGCATCTTTCATCTTCTTTGCCACTGCCAGAACCATACCGCCGCCGCCTATACTCGGTTCGTTCAGTCTGATTACTTCCCCGTTGTATGTTTTCGGATTGAAAGCCGTGCTGGCTGTCAGCTCCGACAGATGGAACGGCGTGAAGAACTGACCCGTACTCTTTGCGCCCATTTCACCTTGCATGTATATCTCTCCAAGAGCATCGTGTATATTGTCTTCCAGCTCCAAACACAGATACGCAAACATGTTGTGAAAATGGTCCTTCTCGTACTTTGACATGATCTGCAGATAATCTTTTTCCCTGTCATGCCAGACCTTGTCATGCAGGATGCATGAGGCGTTCTGGATTGCGATTGCACTGCAGTGTACCCAATCGCTGAACACCTCATACTCAGATCTGGCACCGGACATATCAGAGATCATGCTGATAATGTCACTTATGTATGTCATTTCCTTTTCCAATCTTCTTCGTAAAGCTCTCCAGTAATTCGTAAAGCATCATAATGTACTCAGTCTTGCTGAAGCATTCGACCTCACATACCTGCAGATCTGTAAGTATATCTCTTTCCAATTTGACAATCATCTGATGTCTTGCCAGATCGTTCAATGCTTTACCAATCTCTGTCATTTGGTCTTCCCTGTAGTCTTTAACATGTTTTTGCCTTTGAAGCCGGAATACACAGCAGGTCTTGCCGCTTCGACCAGCTCAGGTTCATCGTTACCCGGAAGGACAACACAGTCAGCACCGCTCTGGAGCGCATAAATTATCCTGCCGAAAGCGACTGCTGTCTTTTCCTCGCTGTCGTATGAACCGAGTACCACATCTCGGCAAACACCGTCCCGGAAGCTCGCCATGATACTTTTTCCGTCAGTGAAACGCACATTCAAGCTTCTGCAGGCCTCAGTAAACACAACCAACGTGCGCTCAGGATTCACTATCATCATTTTGATTCTCTTCGTTTTCATCACCATTAACGCCGTCTAAGAGCCTGTAAATTGTAGCAACCGAGCATTTCATCTCGTCAGCGATCTTTTTCACCGGCCATTTTGCGTTATACAATGCGTTTATCTTTCCTTTGTCAAGGGATTTCACATCTGCTCTTTTCGGTTTGAGCTTCTTCGGCTCCGCCGCAGGAGGCGCCTCAGTCTCTTTCTTATCAGCTTCATCATCCTGGTACTTCACCAAAAAGTCTGCATCCTTGTGCTTAAACCACTGGAAGTCCTCACCTGCCCGGGCAATGATATAGACGTCATTGCCGTCGACTGCAGCACAGAATGCTTCCTTGCTATTCGTTACCTTTATCGTCATTCTTCTTTCCTCTCATCATTCAATCAGCCGGGCTCCGCATTTATCGCAGTACGCATGCAGGTGCCCGTTATATTTTGCTCGCGTCGCGTGAATCGTTCCACCGCATGCACACGGCGCAGTGTGCTCCGTGCCCCTGTCTTCAAAGTCAGGTATAGCACTTATAAACTCAAGGACCGACGGCGCTATATAGTTATCATCTTCCTTCATCTTCTTCCATTCTTCGTCTGTCATTCTTCTTCCCTCTGCTTATAAAAAGTGCATGGTGTGTCGTACGGCGGTTCAGTACCGACGGGCACTCCATTATATTCGTCGCACCCCCACCATTCACGTGGTGTATCTTCGTCAATTATTGTGTTGTGAATGCATGTGAAACAGGATGCCGGTTTTCTAAGTTTATCTTTGTAAATTGTCATTCTTCTTTCCTCTTTAATCAAACAAATTCAGATTGCGGTTGATTCTCTTTGTGCGCTTGCTTTTCAGCGGACGGTATTGTTTCCCTGTTTCAACATCGCCTAAATCTGAATACTGATAATTCGGGCATTTGTTCGCTCTGTTTATATCAGATCTTGTCATATATATATGTTTCCCATCGGGATGATTTGAACATCGAAACTCGCCTGCGTCAAAGCAGAATACACAATATCGGCAATACTGTTTCATTCTTCTTCCCTCAAATCATCCAAATCAGCATCATGATCTCTCCATATACTTATGCCCTCGACAGACACAAGATGCGCTTCTCTGAATTCGTCAAAGTTCTCGATAGCAAATGCGGATGCAAGTTCAAGCCAACTTTCGGTTGGTGATTCGCAAGTTAATATAACTGTAAACTTCATTCTTCTTCCTTCTCTCCATCTGCACAGAACCAATCGTCTGCATGTGCTCTGTTGTGATTCAGCAGACAATAGTTCGCTGTCACATTATCGCCGTCGGTGTACCTGTATTTGCATTCCCTGCACCGTATTAGTTCTCTCTTGATCACAAGATAGCCAACGTTGTCTGTCTGCACTTCTTTACAAATGTATTCAGCCATTGTCTTTCCTCTCTGCTCTATCGCAATACGATTCCGGCATCCATGTGCCGCTGTGCGGTTTATCTGTCTCGCATTGGAATGCATCCACATCGTAATATTTGCAATCCCTGCACCGTATCAGTTCGGCGACAGGATACAGTACAGGCTCTTCCCAGTTCTCGCACTCACAGATGTACTGGTGCTCATGATTCAGTTTCATAACCATCCATCCTAGCCCCACAGTTCGGACAGTAATTTGTTCGCGCCGCAGGGCAATATACATCTCGCCTTCCACAATTAGAGCAATGCATCCAATCTACTCCATGAGGAAAATCATAACCATCATGCACCCACTCCCCATGTACCACTGGAAGGGCGGCTATATTCTGTATGGCTGGCAAGCCTTTTATCTTCCTGATTGCCAAATCTGTCATAGCATCTACTATACACGGATCATCCTTAGCGGATTGAATATTCTTGTCCCAATATGCCGCCCTCAGTGCATCCATCGCCGCCTGTCTGCTGATTAAATCATCCATCATGTTCACCATCCATCCTCGCTCCGCAGTGCGGACAATAATGTGGAAACCCCAACAGTGTATTATCACCTACACTACAAAGGTCATCACCATGGTATGTCTTCAAGCATACAGAGCATTGAATTTCCGCATATGAATATGCTTCATCGTAATCAATCCACCTGCCATGCACCACAGGTGCGGCATCGACTGTAGGCTGTTCGTCTATCAGTCCCATGATGTAACCAACAGGGAACTCGTCATACACACTGTGGTTCTCAAACCACGATCTGAGTGCGTTCGCATCAATCAGCCGTGTCACGTTCCTTCACCCACTTCTTCCATTCCTTTGCTGTCACGGTAGCCTTGCACTCACCGATCTCGATCCGCAGAGGGCAGTCATTGCAGTGCACCTTGCCTTTTTCGTCCCTTGCTGAGTACTCACGGCAGACCGCCTTTTCTCTTGGTGTCAGTTTCATTCGAGTATCTCCCCTGCGCTGTCGCCTGTTATTCCTGTCTCTTCCTGTGTGTCTGCGACGATGTCCTGCCAGTGCTTGGATATCGCCTTGTAAAACTCTACCTTTGTCTTTGCGTCCTCCTCGATCTGTGCGGCACTCAGTTCGATCCACTTCTCGAGCGTGACCATCTCGACATGGTCGATCTCCCACCATTCCTTCGGATCGTGCTCCTCACAAATGAAGTCATACGCATCCGCTGAGCCGCATCCGTTCTGCAAGTTGTAGTATTCCAATCTCGACGGATACACGAGCAGGCAATCATGGCTGTTCGTGCCGACGATCCGTGTCGTTCCTGTCATCTTGTCTCTTACTCTAATTACTGGTATCAGCATATTCACCTCGCCATCAGCATCGTGCGGACGAAGCTCTTGGAGACCATGAACTGGTCTGCAAGAGCCTGCATCCGGGTGCCGGCTTTGTATTCTCTCTGTATGTATTCGATCGTCGCCGGCTGGCGGAAGTTCGCCACCTTGCGCGCTCTGGTCAGCTGGATCCCTGCAGCGCACTTCAGGCAGTACCTGCCTCCGTCGACACCGTACGGGTATCTCCAGACACGGGTCAGCGTGTGCCCGCACTGCTGGCAGTACATCCAGCTTCTGTATTCACTTAGTTTCTTAATTGCCCGCATTTTTTATTCTG